ACACACCGATGAATCTTTGTTGTGGACTGTTAGATCATTAGTTTGTGCAATTCTATTTACCGTATTCACAACAGTTGGAAAATTAGAATCATAGTCATGACCGCAATATACACCACCTGGATTAATGATAGGATACCAATCGTCAAAGCATTTTTCTATGCTTTGCTTAGAATGCAATGAGTCATCAAATACACAATCTACTTGAGTAATACCTAAATCTTTAGGACTCATTTTGAATAGATCGAATTCGATACAGATTATTTCAGGATAATCACGCACAGCATATTGAATAAATTGAAAATTATTCATTGACATAACCTTAGGATTGTCACGGAAATAGTTTTCAAAATTTCTATTACGCTTGTAAATTTCGTCTATAGAATTATGATAGGTATCCAAACAATAGATTCTATATTTTTTACCCAACTGACGAAAAATTTGTGCCCAGCATGAAGCACTTCTGCCCACAAATGAACCAATTTCAACTAATAACCCTGAGTCAGGCAACTTGCATGCAATATCATATATTGCCTCAATATCATTGTTAAAAAATGATCCGGGTGGTAAGTTAGTAACCGGCTGCATTTAGTAGTTCCTTAACTTCTGCCACCTTACTAGTATCACGATGAAACTTAACAGCCCATTGTTCGGGATTAATATAATCTAGAATCATCTTCTGTTGAGTAACATCTAGACTTTCGACAAACTTTACTCCAGATTCACTTTGGTATATCATCCATGGACTGATCTTACCGCTGGTAATAGCATAACAGATTTTATTCTTGTTGCAATATCTTAGGCAGTCTTTGCTCTGTACGTTTTCAGATTTAGCAAGTTCGATACTAGTTTCGATACTACGTGCAATTGCATCTAGTGGATCTTCATCTTTTAGATAGTCAATCAGAAACTTAGTATAGTTACTGTCACTACACCAACTGTCAATCTTAATCTTATTCTTCATTAGCCAGTCGGCATATCGCATAATATTCAGCGCATTGATATTAACGCAATAGTGACCAAACTTTACAAAGACTAGATAATATGAACTCTTAATGAAGTCCAAATAGGTTCTTTGCTTTTTAGTAGCAGTGTTCTTTACATAGAATTGTAACCAGCATTGAAAGCCAATACGGTTCCCTTGCTGATCTTTATCTTGCCATCTACGTTTGTTTTCACAGATATGTTTAACCATCGTGGTTTCACGTTGAAACTCACGATTGCAAAACTCGCAACTATATTTCTCAGTTGCCGAGGTCTTCTTCATATCTTTTAATGTCTTGATCTGTAACAAGGTCACTTAATAACTCAATCTCATCATATTTCATATTAGGGAATCGTTCGGCTAGATACATTCTACGCTTTTGATTCTCTACAAATGCTTGGCTTAGTTCTGTCAAATCACTGTCACTAGTTTTAGGATATACCTTTTTAAAGTATTCCTTTACGTCTTTGACCTTAGCAGTTTCTTTCAACTTACTCACATTCGTTTTGATATGTGGTATCCATTGATGAAATTGCTTACCTAAGCCTGGGCTAGCACTACACAACATTAACCATTGTAGTTTGGGATGCTTCTGTACATTCTCATTGAACATATACTTGTTAGCATATTCTGCCGCACTCATGACATAATATCTTGATAAACCTTCATTAGCCTTGATTGCACTCATCCAATGTAACATCATGAATGGCACAAACTTCTTTTGCTGATCGGTTGTTAGTCTATCAAAATACCCATAGTCTTTATTGTCGATGGCATTAAGGGCTTCGAACAAGTCAAAGTCCTGCTTCTCAAACTTTTCGTCAACGGGTGTTGTTGCTTTTGCCATATTAGTTTCTTAGATTTTCGTATGTAATGATCTTACCGATTTCTTCACCCAAGTCTTTGTCATCAGTAATAATGTGTAGTCCGCTATCGTTAGTATCACGCTTTCTATCATACCTTCTAGTTTCAATAATGTGACCACCGCTAGCACGATAGACTGTAAAGTTCATACCGTTGTTACTAGAGTCAATAGACCTGCTGCCGCTAATTGTAGCCATCTTTTGAGGTACATCGCATTCTACTAATTCACGACTATCTTCCCATGCTCGTTTACATTGTTTAGCAAACCATTTTCTAAAAAACTTCATTTCTTTCCTTTCAAAATACTTGACTGTAATCTACAATCTCGCAATTACGACTTACTTCTTTTACAAAATAAACACAGCGAGGTTTAGGACCATCATCGATGGGTACGGCTAGAAATTGTCCGTTACGTAATCGCGGTGCATACCATGTTACGTCTGGATAAATGTCTACGATTTCGATTGGAAGAAAACTGGGAGCAAATGAACTTAGTGGATTGAATTGAAAGGCATTAAAGCCCCTATCATTTAAACTTGATAGTGGCAATGTTTCTAAATCCCCATGTTCTTTCTCACCAATCAATACTTGCCAATCTACTGGCATCTTGATTGTCTTGTCAGCAATCCTTAACACTAGCGCAGGAGAGTTGAATGATTCTAAAAAGATTAGTGGAATATAATGATAGTCTACATTACTAGGTGTCGAATTATCAAGAATCGCAAATCGTAAATCGTCAATCTCTTCTGGTAGCGTTTCTAAATTATAATAGATATCGTCTAATGTTAGTATACGCATGTTGTAATTTTATCAATCCTTATGTTCTTTGTCAACATATTAATAGTCCAATTTCTCCAAACTGAATGGATAGTTGGCTTCTTTGTAATATGCTTTTCTTTGTGTAAGATGCCTCTTTGCAAACTTACAGTCACTTGTAATATCCCAAATTTCTACGTGATCCTTATCTTCTGCCTTTCTAATGCCTCGCCCAATGCTTTGTATAACTCTGACAAAGCTCTTTCCGGGCTCAATAAGAACCAAATTAAAAATACGGGGGATATTAATACCCACAGCGGCCACACCATAAGTCGCCACAATAATCTTTTCATCGCTAGTTGCAACTTCGTCATACTCTTCTTTTCTTTCTGTAACTTTTACTGCGCCTGAGATGAAAACACTGCCGGGTAATCTGTTAATTAATTCTTTACCTGCGTTAACACGATCAACTAAGATAAGAGTATTGCCTGTGTCTTTGATTTTATCAACCAAATCAGCAATCTTATCTAAACGCTTTTCATTTTCAAGCAAGTGCTTTAGTTCACTTTGATAGTTTGTGAACTCAGCATGATCTTTTAACTGTACGATATTAACGTGACATTGTGCTAGTACGCCACGATCTTGTAGTTCGCTAGCGGCTAACTTGCCAATAACAGGACCTAAACTAACAAGCAATGAAGTCTTTTCGAATTCTGCTTTTGGGATAGTTCCAGTTAGTCCCCAGCGAATAGGAACATGACTGAACACGCCAGTCAATAGTGTTTTAAGTGCATCAGCCTTAGCCATATGGACCTCATCGACCATGATGCAAACTACATCTTCAATGAACTCACCAATGGGAATATCTGCTTCACCTGCTTTAGTGTTCTTTAATAGATTGTTAAGACTTTGCCATGTGCAAATAGTATGTGTCTTACCAAACTCTTTACGATCACCAAAGTATACGCCAACGTCTAACCCTAAGTTAACGTAATCTTCTTCGGTCTGTGTAACCAGACTCTTATTGGGAACAATAACGATACTGCGCCCATATTGTTCTACACTCTTACTCAGTGCCGCAGTCATAATAGTCTTGCCGGCGCCTGTAGCAATCTCTTGCAATGACTGTGGATTAGATAAAAAGTTGTTTACGATTTCTACTTGATAGTCTCGCAACAATATAGGTTTGCCGGCTTGAGGATGACCTTTGGGCCATAATTTATCGCTAAACGTATCTTCGGACACTTGTGCAAAATTAAATGTATTGCTATATGTACGTAGATCATCTAGTTCGATATCATAATCAAAATCTTCTAATACGGGAATTACACGATCCAACAAGTTGATGAAGGTACTACCTGCTAGACTGAAATAACTTACCTTACCATTCCACCGACCGAGACGCACACTTGGAAGATATCTTGCCCCCGGGACTTCAAACTCAAACTTCTTCATCAATGCACGCCGTGCATCAAGTTCTAAGCCCTCAATCTTACAGTTGACTTCATCTTTAATTATAATTTTTGCTTGTCTCATTATGTAATTCTATCAGTTATTTGTAAAATATGCAATCTTTGTTTTCCCCATTCACTTAACATCTATTGGTCGTTTGTTTTTAACAATAATACACTTACTAATAATTTCTTGATTTTCCCGAATACCGGGTCTATTGTTATTGCGAGGATACTGAATAAGCATGGGGGCAATATCACTATCTGCTAATTTTTGTGTTTCAACATATGATAATGGATGTAAAATTCTACTTTGCTCAATAGCCGCTACAATTTCACTACGTATCATACCGGTGCCACTAGATGCAATACCTCTTCCAAAAATAACCTTTTTACACCCTAATGCCACTATCCATTGACTTACTGTTGTAAAATCATCTAAATCAACCTCGGTTATAAATTCAGATGCAAACTTTAAGATCGGATCATCACCGATCAATATTGGATCAATAGCAACTCCCAAAAGAGACAATTTAAAAAATGTCTCGGGGGTGTGTGTCAGTTCCATATCAGAAATTAAATCACCTAATATATCATTAACTGCTACAACATACAGTCTATCATTAATAGAAGTTAACGTCGGTACCCAATACCTAGACTCATATGATTTCAATTCATCAATAATATCTGTTAATTGGTCACAGTAAATTACTGTTGGAAAAAACTTAGGCAATACCTCATAAACTATTTTCAATGCATGAGTACTAAAATTTGCTCTGTAGTTCTTCTGCTCACGGACCCAATCGAATGGATTGTGAATTGTATCTCTAAAACTAGAGATAAAGTTTTTATTGAAGGGTACTCTGATTACCAAATCATCACCATCAATGGACACTCTTGCACTAGTATGTTGAATACTACTTTCTACTACTAATGCTTTCCAAGGTAGATCCTTCAATGTTTCTTTATCATAGTTATGTTTATTTAATTGTCTAGCATACTTGCTAATCAATTTATCAAACAGATTC